GCAAAAGATCTTAAAACCCTTGATCTGTGTTACGATGGCCTTAAGAAGCTAATCGGCATCGAGAAAGAGCTGAAAACTGATGCTCTTGCCTCGATGACCGACGATGAACTCCGGGCTCTAGCCCGAAAGACCTTGCGCGAGGGATTGAAGGGGACGTAATGGCCAAGAAGAAGTCCGACGAAGATTTTATTACCGAGGCAGTTCTTGCTGCGACCAAGAGGCGTATCAGCAAGATGTCTGGTGCTGAACTAAAGGCTTCAGCCGATAAAATGGCAGCGCAAGAGAAGCAGTTTAGTTCTAAATATGCTCCGGGTGATCAGATTTATGACTGGAATATTGGTGATTGGGAAGATACGCGAAAGTCGCATGAGTATCTGAACCCGCATTACCCTGACCTATTCGAGCTAATGGCACCAGCCCCTCCCAAGGAGAGAGAGCAAGATTATGGTCCATGGCAAAAGGGGCGACCGCTGGCCGTGAGATGGGGCACGGGTGGCCAATGGGGTACGCCTGGCCCTTATCCATACGAGGGGACTACGGAATTATGGGGCCAGAGCCATAGTGACCCAATTCCAATGGCCCGACCTGAAGAGGGACCGGGTTCTGATAGAGCAACGGTAGACCCTGAAGATGTTCGTAGGTATGTGATGCGCGATTGGCCTCCAGAGGAATCAGTCGTTCTGCCTTCCGGGAAACTCAATAACGAGCAAATAAAGAGGGATATAGAAGGGTACCGGAGAATGAAGGAAGCCTATCCGAACGATAATGAGATGGAGAGGTTCCTGGAGGGACGAAGCCCCGCCCCAAGGGAATGGCCTGGCTCGCATCCATCCGAACAGCCAGCTCGTCCGAACGATAATGAGTCTGAAGCGGCAAAGATTCTAAAAGAAGCCTACCGGCAAGAGACTGGCGGGGGTGAAAAGAAACGGAAGCAATGATAAAGATTAGGAAGTATAAAGCACTAGATGAAGACTTGATATACCACTCCTGGTTGTCGTCAGTTGATTACAACATCCCCGGAGTTCAGAAGGTTACGCGATTAGTTATTGACAGTTGTGCAGATGATGGCACTATCTTGATAGCGTGTTCGGATGAAGACGAAGACCATATCCTTGGTTGGCTATCCTATTCTGAGAGGCTTGGGTTCCCCGTTGCTCTCTATACGTTTGTAAAGAAGCATCTTAGGAACCATGGGATAGGGGCCGAGCTTATAAAGTCGCAATTCAAAGATGACACTATCCCGGCAGCATATTGGTCCTTTTGGTGCCAGAAGTATAACCTAAAGAAAAAGTGGGGATTGAAGTTCAATTCTCTCTACTTGCCGGTATTGGTGGATAAGTTGCATGGCGAAGCAGAGTCTAACAGCTCAGACAAGGGCTAGGCGCAAGGCGTTAGCCCGTAAACCTAACCTCGCGCTGACAGGTCGTGAGGTGCTAGAGGCTACCGTTGGTCGTTTTGGAATCCCCGAAAAAGCTAGAACCATCCGAAAGACTTCGGATATCACTCTTAATTTTAAACGACATCTCTTCCCAGAGCAGCTCGCATTCATCAATGACTCTGCTAAACGAAAAGCAGCTTTATGCACTCGACGAGCAGGGAAATCTTTTGCGGTATCAAGATACCTCATCCAAGAAGCTCTCGATAATCCAGAAACTCTATGCGTTTATATCGCCAGGACTCGTGAAGCTGCAAAACGTATTCTCTGGAATATGCTGAAGCAGGCAGACAAGCAGTACCGTCTGGGGATTAAATTCAACAATGCTACCCTGATAGCTCGATTCCCTAATGGCTCTGAGATTATCTTCACCGGGGCCAATGATTCTTCTGATGTGGATAAGTTACGCGGTGCGGCATTCTCCCTGGCAGTTCTTGACGAAGCGGCCTTCTTCAATATCAACGTGAAGGAGTTGGTGCGCGATGTTCTCAGCCCTGCCCTGTTAGATTCCGATGGCACTCTTGCCATGATCAGCACCCCAAACGAGGTATGTGCCGGATTCTTCTTTGATATTACTGAACTTGAAAAGTATGGATACTCGACTCATAAGTGGTCTATCAAGAATAATCCCTATATGACTCAAGCAGTTACGGCGATTGACCGTGATGTTCGAGCAGGAATCCTTAATCCTACTGAGCCATCTTATAAGCGAGAGTATGAGGGGCTCTGGGTCAAGGATGATAGATCTATCGTATATAAGTATTCAGACGCAAATCTCTACGATGAACTTCCCGAAAACTGTTTCTGGGAATACATCATGGGAATTGACTTAGGATACCATGATCCGACCGCATTTATTGTGGCAGCATTCTCCGATGACCATGAAGAACTCTTCATCGTAGAGCAATTTAAGAAAAAGAATATGCTTACTTCCGATGTGGAAGCCCTTATCCGAGAGTATCAGACTCATTTCAACTTCAGTAAGATTGTCATTGATACTGGTGGTGGCGCTAGCCGTATGGTCCTGGAGACATTCAAAGAACGGACAGCATTGCCTATTGAGCCAGCCAAAAAAAGTGGGGACAAGGTTGGGCTGATCACAATGATGAATGCAGATCTGGCCAGAGGACTAGTCAAAGTCAAAGAGAACTCGGAGCTCACCGACGAATGGGACAAGCTTCAGTACAATATTGCCGGAACTCACGAAGATAAACGATTCGACAACCACCTTAGTGATGCTGCGCTCTATGCCTGGATGGAATCTCGGCACTTTCTTTATGAAGAGAAGGTAAAAGCTCCTAAGTTCGGGACAGCAGAATACTATACGAAGCTAGAAGACGACATAGAAGAGCGATTACTTAGGCAGCAAGACGAAGAAGAAGGTCACGATGGAGACTTATGGGGAATTGGATATTCCTCAGAGGACGCTTTTTATAACTAACACAATCAGGAGCACTAATTATGGCGCAAGATCCGAGAAAGTTACGCAAATTACTAGAGATTTTAACTCAGTTCGGAGTGGTGAGATATGAGTCCGAT